GTAATGGACATTTACCAACCCCAACTAGAACCCCAAGGATTTCCGAAGGCGCCAAAAGGCTTTCTCCTTCGTCCACCCAATGGGTTTGCAGGTATAGACATTCTTCCGCTGTTCCCCTGAATGGCAACAGACTTAAGATTGGACGATTCGTTATTGAATTTTGCTTCGTATATCTTTCCTAATTGTATATTTTGTGACGGTCCTGCAAAGATATAAGCCTCAGCAAGCGTGCCATAAATGATACAATCCTCAGCCTCAGCAGGCAGGGGTATGGTGTCGATTTCCCCTCTTGGGATGTAACTGTAAGTAACTTCTAAATTTCCACCATTCGCATAAGCATTCGATGCTGGAGGATACAGATTAATAGTCGATGTTAAAGCATCAAAAGCCCAAACCATAGGATCTCCAAATGTGGAGTCTGGTTTCGGCAGGGTGTCGTTAATAAAAACATCATTAGTTTCGGACATCGTTTTGTAGTCACCTGTTGCATAAATCGGAAGTGTCGCTGCAACAAAAGTCAGAGATCCGTTATCTACAACAGATGCAGAAGCGGCGTAAAACGGTGAGGCCACAGCCCAAGTTGATCCGCCATTTGTGCTTCTGTATAAAGTAAAGTGATCAAAACCATATCGTGTAGTTGGTGCCACAGGAAGTGTAATCGTGTTAACCGAATTCGATGACACGACTATAGAGTTTGAACTGGCGCTCGGAAGACTGATCCAGCCTTGAGGTCCTACGGCTACTACCTTGTAGATGTAAGTTCCAGCAGAGAGGGTACCACCCGATGCAACAGTCGTAAACGAAGGCGCTGATGGGGTATAAATCGTGCTTTCTTGTATTCTTACAAGGTGGACACGATTAACATCTTCTCCAGCAGCATCAGTTAGTGCAAGTTGTGCCGTTGGTCCAGTAAACGGAAGTACTATTGTTTTTTGCGCCAACATCGTCAATCGACAGATTTTGCGAACCGTCTCTTGTGTGATGTAGTCTAACTCGGCCTCCCGCAGGTCTGATCGGTGAAGCCTAATTTTACCGAGGATTGACCTTACGGTGTATGCCATTTAGTTCTCCTATTTTCTTGCCCTCATATTCTCAATAATAGCATTAGCAATTTCTGCCTTAGTCATGTGAGAAGCGGGTACTCCAAAGGATATATTGTTTTCTGCGGCTATTTTGTGCAGATCCTTCACGCTTTTACCCATTAATTTGGTTAAAGTCATGACTGGCTTATCAGAAGGCGTTTCGTCAACTTCTGTGTAAACCATATCGTATGAATCTGGATTCATTTCCGCATGAGATATTAGGTTGGCGTTCTGAAGGTGATGACCATCGAACTCCACGTTCGTATTTAAGTTGATTATTTTAATCAGTTGTTTTGCCATTTGTATGTCTCCATTAGGTAGAAGAGATTGGGGGGCCGAAACCCCCCTTTCCCTTGTTGCGTTTGAGAACCGTTATTAAAAAAGATTAATAAGCGGTTACAGTGACTAAAGACTCAGGTTTCACAGTCTTAAATCCGTAGACTTGAAGACCTTTGATTCCGTAGCCGAAAGTGTTTTGTAAAGGCAACATTTCGTGCTTGATGAACTGACTTGCGAAGGTCAGAGCAGATTCATGACCGACAAGCATTTGAGACTTGGCAGTAGAACTGTTCGTGACAGCATTCAAAAGATTGACAGAAACGTAAACGTTCATGCCATCGATCGAACCAACAAAGCCGTTACGGAGAGGGGACTCATCGTCACCTGTCGTAAGGACTTGCTTCAAATCAGATAGTTTCAAGTAACGAGCATATTCAGGCGTAATAACAGCCCAACGTTTGCCGTCACGAGGAACATTTTGTTCGTCTAATTTTTGACCCGCTTCAAGCAGAGGGGTGATGTAGGTAGCAGTCGTCAAAGACGAAAGTTGACCAGCATCAATCGTGCTAGCAGCATCAGCATAAACGGATTGAAGAACGGACTTATCAACAGTCACAGCCATTTGCATCGAAGCATCTTGAGTGATGGTGTCGATGAGGGCGATGTCTGATTGATAATCATCAATGTAATCAACTTTGAAAGCATAGTACTTCGCTTTGTTGATGTTTAATTGAATGAGTTCGTCAGAAACGTCTTGATAAGCAATAGCGTTGTTTACGCTATAGTCATTGATTGAAATGGTGGGGACTTTGCGGATGTTAACGGTGTCACCGAAAGCCATGATTTCGCCTTCCCAGTTATGGTTGGCAATGGCGGGAACAACAGAGGCGGCATAGAATTTATCCTGCAATTTAGCGGAGTAAATCTGAGGAATAAATGCGCCAGCCGAAAGGTTCGCACCTGTACGAGCAACTTGATTTGGCATTGTATAAATCCTTTAAATTAGTTAGTTAAAAAAATTAGCATTGAAAACCGACAACGATAACTTCGCAGATACCATTTTCGGGTTCAGTTGTGCCAAGAGTGATGTCAATGCTTTCAGCAGAAGCATAGAATTTGCCGTTAGCAGAAACATAAGCACCATCAGCGGCTTTAACGCCAGTGCTGTCCATAGTTGCGGCAGAAGTAGTTAGCCAACCATTAGGGTCGGTAGCATCTCCAACTTCAACAACAGAAGAAGCGGTGGTAGAAGCAGTCGTCACTTTGACAATGACGCCATGAACGTAAAAGTTGGCAGGGAGAGAAATTACTTCAAGAACATCTCCCGTATCGCCAGAAGCAGAGCCAGTGGCTTTAGCAAAATCAACCGTCTTAGAAAGAACGGTAAATTCAGCAGAGAGTTTTTGAAAGTAACCATCAGCACCTGTTTGTAAATTATAGGTTGCCATTTGATAATTCCTTGTTTAAAAGTTATTGACCCATTTGTTTAGAAATAAATTTGTCAGCCCGCTCCATTAATGCTTTGCGTTTTTGAGGATCTCGCAATTTATTAATGACATAAGGCAATGACGCTAAATCATCAGCAGAGAAATCGTCCTCTTCTGAAGCACCCATATCAGACGCAACGGCTGGGGCTGTTTTAACAGAAACCTCGGCCGATCCGACTTTCGATGTGGGATTTTTCTTTGTTGTTTTTGGTGAGGCAAAAGACTTGTAAGAATCAATGATTGAAATTGCATCTCTTTCGTCAAACGCAATGGTTCCTTCGTATATTTTTTTATACATACTCGGAGCGTCTGAATAAATCCAAGACTTGAACTCGTCAGATAGTCTAACGTCGTCATAGTCGGAATGCACTTCTTTGATCTTCTTGTCCCGTTCTGCTACTAATGCTTGAACCTTTGAGTCCTCTAGGGCCTTTTTGAGGTCGTAGATTTCTTGCTCAACAGCAGAAACCTTTTCGTTAACTTTGTTAATTACGACCTTGGCTCCCTTTTTGACCATTGACTGAGTATCAGGCAAGTCAAATTCGGACAAGGTTTCGTCTAACTCTGTTTCCGTAGTGTCTTCTTTTGGTACCAAATTTTGTCTTTTAATCGCTTCTAATTCTTGTTTAATACGCAAATTTTCTTCTTCACGTTCTTTGGCGATCCTTTCCGCTTCGGCTTTCTGTCGTTGAGCCTCATTCATGGCTTTAACGGCAGATTTATACTGCTTCTTGGAAACAAGTTCGTCTTCAGAGTCTGATTCTTGAGCGGGATTCTCGTTGGCACTAGGTTTTTCGCTCATATCTTTAGAAACTTCTTCAGTTTTTTTCTCTTCTTGAACTTCAGATTCCGAATTTTCTGGTTCCGAGGATGGTTGGGCTACAGAATTAGGCACCTGATTGGTAAAAACAGAGGTTTTAACACCAGTAGGTGGCAAAAGACTGCCTTCAGCCGCCAACTTCTTGGCCAGTTCATCGGCTCTTTTTGCGTTTTCTCGAATTTCGTTGCGTTTTGACATTTACTACTCCTTTTGACGGCCTATTCAGGCTTGGTCACGTATAATTCACGTCCACGTGATTGTGGATTGGTGAGGTGAATAAAGGATTCGGTTGCATCTTTTAGGTTTCTAATCTCCCTAAAAGCCTCAATCGATCCTCTAATTTTTAAAACTTCTTCAAAGGTCTGTACTCTTTCCAAAGATTCACGCTTTGATTCTATAAGAGTATCAATAAGCGCCTGTATGGAAACCCAATATGGGCTATTCACAACAGGAAGGATGTCTTCGTAAAGTTTTTGTTGATGTTCCAAACTAATTCTCTCTAAGAAAATCGTAACATGGGTTTTTTATATCCTACTCGTTTTCCTTGGGTCGGCCAGCCTGTGCTTGTTGAATTTCCGATACTGGGGCCTGTTGATCACCAAATGCTTGGCTTAGTATTTGATTTGGATCAACTTGCTTTACCAAGTCTTCGGCCGTAGGCGCTGACTTTGTTTGCATTTCTGGAGCCAGTTCTGGCACCTTTTCCGAGTTGGCATGAACTTCCATTAGTGCGTTGCTCATGGCTTTGATCTTCATGGTGTCGATGGCTTCCTTCATTGATGGAGTCATTGAGTTCTGAGAAAGAACAACTTCTTCCAAGATAGACGGGAAGGCTGCACTGTCGGTCGGAGTAGACTTGAGAATCTCAAGCAACGCATCCCCACGAGGCATCTCTGCACGAACCTTCGGCAGATTGGTTTTCTGAGCCTGTTTTGCTGCCGCTTCCATTTGGGCCTGAACAATAGCCTGAGCCTCTGAGTCGCTGTTGATGATGTCACTTCCATTAAAGCCATGACTTCTGATCCATTGTTTGAGTATGGCTTCTTTGTTGATGTATGGTTTATAGTCTGGATCTTGCATAATGTTAGCAAGTTCCTGCATGTTGGATTGCCGACTCTCTTCATTGATGATGGATTGAACTCCACCAGCCTCAATCGTAAAATCTCCCTTGATATAAATATCAGAAGAGAATTGCATATTCCAATCGTATAACTTTCTAATCATTGGTTTTGTGATGTTGTTGTCGATATTGAACACAACACCCTTGATGTATGTATTTGCTGCGTTAAATAGCATACTCATTCCAGATGCGGTACGATTGTGCTGTCCCGTAGAGGATCCAGCAAACCCACCAGCCATATCTGGCATAGATGTGACTTCTTGAATAAATAATTTAAAATTATCTTGCAATACTTTTAATTCATTCAAGATGCTTGGAGTAGACACAAAAGTCACAGGGGGGTTGGTTACGCCTTCCATCGACTTTAATGGCCAAACTCCCCAAGGCTTGATGCCTTCAAATTTAAATCCATTCACCATGCGGCTTGTATCATAAACAACTTGAGGCCCAGCAGCGATACCCATATTGTCTACCATTGCACGAGCCGCAGCGTTCACAATGTCTTGTGGGTCACGCATCTTTTCTGGAATACCACGTCCCCAGATGTTATACAAGACTCTTTCGTACGGGCAAACCATGAACGGAATAGACGCCTTCTCTAGTGTGCTTACAGCCACCTTGATGGCGTAGTTACCAACAGTCCACACACAGCACATGTGTTGTTTGTGCTTGTCTTTCTCTAGGTTTGGTAATTCAACGCCAGCCTTAATTAATTCTTCTGAGGACATATATCCCCAGTATTCAAGTACTACATATCGGTCACCACGAGCCAAGGGTGTTTGTCTTTGGTTAAGTGCGTAGACTCGGCTTTCCCAAGTCTCGGCAGTCCAATTACCCTTGGGGTAGGCTTCGATTACTTTATCGATTTCTTCTGCGTCAAATCCTTCGACCCTAGCAAGATCCAGAAGTTGGGCTTTGTTCATCACGTGACGGTGGACGGCCCACATGCAGTCTTCAATTGTGAATGCAGAGGGATCTGGATAGAACTCGAACGGAGATACGATTTCCAATTCGGGTCTAGGATCTTCGTCTGGAGATACCAATTTGTATCCCACCTTTTTTGGTTTCTTAATACCAAATTGCTCTCTAATGGTATCAATAACCGTCTTTTCTTCTTCCTGCTCACGCAGTTCCCATCTTTTGGGTTTCGGGGGCGCACCAAAGGGACCCTTAACAATCATGGTTCCCAAAATTACTAAATCCAAAACAGCCATGGAAAACTTCTCTTCCCATCTTGTTTCAATTAGATCGTCTTTAATTCTTACTCTCATGCCATCGCAAGCCATGTTAGACAAAGCCACTCGCTCTCGAATGGTGTCAGAAATGTTAGGCATTCTCTCTGCTTCTTCTGTATTTGTGATCCCAAGTTTTATCAAGTCTGGATCGGGTGTTGGTTTTATGTACCAAGGGAATCCATCTGGACCCATCATGGTTGCCATAATCTGCGAATAGGCAGACATGGTTTTCATTTGAGTAAAGTTTAAATAGATACCAGATTTGTTAGCGTCTTCATCTGCGCCATAATAGTCGATTCCATCAAAAGCCATTTTTGCAGACAGCCATTTTTCTTGTTGCAAGAATCTAAGATTCCTTGCCCAAGTGAATCTATCCATGACGGTTTTGGCAATGCCCGTCGTCATGCTAAATGGTTTGCCTGCCTCAATAGTACCAAATTCTTGACCCATTATATCTCCATTAATAGCCTATCTTTTTATTGACAGGCTTCCATTCATAGTTTAACTCATGTCTTTTGAACATTTCGGGCGGGGCCACCGCTTTGTCCCAAGCCGTAACGCAATAACGCAATGCGTCCATTAAATCATCGTCTTGCTTTAGGATGTCTCCGTTTTCTTTAAAGCGGTATAAACGCATTTGTTTAAGGGTGTTTACACAAGATTCAAAGATAAACAACTGTTCGGATGCTATCTTTGCACGTATAAAAGATATGCCATAGTTTACCCTATTATCTGCAACAATAAGCCTGTCGTCGCCCATGACATCTTGAAAGATTGAATACGGGCTGTCCCCAGTAGATATGGCACGTTGCCTGCTATTGGGGTCAATAGCAAATCGACATGGCCAGTCTTTAAGGCTATAAGCGTGGTAAACGGACGTTTCTCCAGATCTGATATATTCCTGATGAATATACCCGACTCCAGACTCGTCATCGATTGAAAGTTTAACGGCACAGGTCGGATGAGATATGCCAACATCAAGTCCACCTATGGTTCTCCACTTCGGATGAATAGAGAAGTCTGCAACGGTGTACTCGTCTTCG